AAGTTGTCATTGGCCTCAACTGCTGTTGCACCGGCCGCGACCGCGGAAGAGCCCTCACCACCCGCCGGATCGCTGTTCGCGATAAGGTTGGGGTAGTAGGACGAATCGAAACCAGCGGGTGGTGTCGATAGATTCGGCGTGTCCTGGTAGTCCATGTTGACGGGAGCATCGAAATGTGGGTAGCTTGTTGTATCAGCTTGTGTGGAAGGCTGCAGGTAGCTTGCCGCCACCGCGAGGTATTCCTCTGCCGTCATGCTGTAGATCGGAGAGTTTGGAAACATCGCAGCAAGGGTATTCTTGTCAGAATTGGAGGAAGGGCTGACCACACCAGCCGTGATCGAAGCACGTGACGTGATGGGTGAATTTATCGTTGGGTATCTGCCGGACATTTATTTTTCTCCTTCCTCTAAGTATGCGACTTGATCAGAGCTGCTCGAGGATGTGCTGACGAATTTCCTGCTTGATCTCATTGATCTCAGAAAGACGCATCGCGATACGAGAAGCCTCTTTCTGAAGCTCCTTGTAGAGATTCACGTCCTTCACAAGAGTGTGAGCCATGTCCTTCGCCTCAACCTCTTTCGTCTGGCGAGCGACCTTCTCCAGATCGTCATGGGCTTTCTTAGCGCGAGCCTTCTTCGCAATCTTCTTCTTCTCCTCAGCGATGATGGTGCGGAGGATTTGAGGCGTTAGGTTAACAATCTTTGACATACTGACTCCTATGTTGAGATATCGAAGTTAAATATTCGTAAGCTCAAAGAATCAAACTTTTTTTGCAGGAGCAAAGGCAAGATCGGCCCAATTGGAAGCGCCCTCGAATATAGACATCGGGTCGACTCCCGTTGCTGCAGTCATGTGGGCTGCTGCCGCAGGATTACGTTCCGCCGTCATCTGCGATGGTAGGGTGTTCCTAGCAGTGTCCTCGAATATCTGCTGCATGATGTCACGCTGCTCCTTTGGGAAAGCGGACGCTAATTCTGCGATAGCGGGTGGTGGTTGACGACGTCCTTGCGCCTGCTCAGCAACGCGGGAGGCTCCTGTCGAGAATGAGATGCTATCGAGGTGCTTCTTGCTGACCACAGGAGGTGGTGAGGGTTTGCGGACCTGCTCCGCCACCTGACTTGACCCGTCGTTGGGTCGAATACCCTCCAGCATCACCTCAAGGATGCATTCCTTGATTAAATCCTTAAGTTCATTTCTGGTTATCGCCATCACTTCTTCCAGGTTAGAATATCGTTGAATATTCTATCGATCCTGTCACTCTGATTAAATGTTCTTGAGAGCTCCGATGAATTTACCTGTCGGGCCTCTCTCATCATGAATGCACCGGGTGTTGAGGGCTCCGACACGAAATCCCAGCAGATAAGCTGGAAGTCATCCTGAACTATCTGGTGCTCTCCTGACTTTCTGGTCGATCCTACACCACGTGAGGATATTCCCAACGTGACACCTGCTTCCACAAGATTCTGAAGTATCTTACCGCATGGTGTGTCGAGGATTTCGACCGTTCCATAGCAGATGTTTCCTTCCATGTAAGCTTCACGGACGATGTGACTGACCTTCTTCAGCTCAACAACCGATGAGTCTGGATGATCGCATTCTCCAAGAGCTCGATTCTCCCTGATAAACTTTTGATAGTTACGAACCTCACGTTCGAGAATGTCCTTCGGGTAGACCCTGCCGTTCTGATTCAAGGTCTCCGCCTTCTGCAGGATACCTTTCATGATTAGCCTGCCTCCGTTCTGATCCCTACTCTCCTTTATGGATTTGGAATCATAAGAGAACGGAGCCCACTCAGTTAGAAGTTGTAATGAACGATCACTCATCTTTCTTCTCAAGCTCCTGATATAGCTGCGTGATTTGCATAAACCTTACTATCCCATCGTCGTCGAGGGATCGAGTATTTGCGGACTCAACCGCGCCACGCACATCGCTCAATTTCTCAAGAAGGACCTGACTGTTAGTCGATTCCTGTAACCTGCTCAGGCCACGAATCGCTCTATTCTTTATGCTCTCCAGCATTCTCTCGTCAACTTTCCCGTGAATGTAATCACGAAGCAAAGCGCGTTGTGATTCATTGAGCTTGTCGCCCCACTTCTTCTCAAACTTCTCGTTCATCAGCTTGACAGTGAGGGAGTTCACATCACCTGTCGTGAGCTGGTCAAGCGTCTGACGCTCATGCTTCTCACCCTTCATCCACTCGAGGAGCTTCTGCTCGTAGTTAACGACTCTCGTGAGATCGGATTCATCCTCCCTCCTCCAATCGTTCATCAAAGTTTGAACCGTGGCGTAGAGCTTGTATTCCTTGATCGGCTGGTTGAAGAACTCCGGATCGTCTATCACCTTGTTGATATCTCGAATCAACGATGATTTTTCAACCTCAAGCTGACGTGGGGAGAATATATGAACTCCACGACGAGCTTCCTGTATCAGACGTAGCCCTAGAGTTTCTGAGCTCACCGTGGTGTTTATCAGAGCCTGAAACAATCTGAACTCTTTGAAGATCTCTGTGCCCGGACGATAATGCTTCTTTATTATCGTCACGCATTTTGATGCTGTCTCAGAGTCATTATCGATCAACGCAGCCGATGCTCGACGAAGCAGCTGTTCGTAGATTATTCCTACGTTCCTTTTCTTGTTGTGCTGGTTACTCATCTGTGCTTCCTGACGTGTTGAAATTCGACAAATCCTCGGTGATGATGTTGCCGTTTCCTTTACCTATCTTGCTCCGCATGTCTTTGAGAGCTGAACCTATCTGGGGCGTCATCTTTGGCTTCGGAAACGGCGGATCACCGTATAGCTCTCCGACCAAACTTAGTTTGCTCTTTGATTCAGTGGCCATCGAGTACAGCTCATCTTCATCGAAGACTCTGTTGGAAGTGTCCTGATCCCTGGCCCAGGAACCGACGCCTGCCATCTTAAACATGTCAGGCATCTCGATCGAGGCGGCGGTTGACCTGTCACGTTCCGTTTCCACGTCCTTACCGAACGCGTTCCTGATTGTCTTTTCCGCCCGAAGTGGGAGATCCTCATTCTCGATCTCGAGAATTGGCGGAGCGGCAGCCTTCTCAACGCCCGCGGAGACGATCTCACCAGCTCTCTCATATCCCGCTGTGAGAGCGGCGCCAGCCTCAGCCCCGGCGCCGCCGCCGAGCCCGCCTGCACCCTCAGGTCCTGGCGTCGCTTCGAGCTCAGCGTCTTCTTTCTTATCAGCCATTCGGCCGCTCTTGACGCTCTCGATGTCCTCGTCGGATAGACCCATGATGTTCTTACGTACCCACCGACGATCCACGATACCTTCGGGTGCCTTACCAGCAATGTCGAACCTCGAGGAGATAAGCTCGAGCTTCTGCTGCTGGGCGATGGTCGAGGGGTTGGAGAGCTTCAGCGTGAAATCGAGGAGATCCTCACCCTCATACCCATGCGAGTACAGGTGGATCATCGCCATCTTGTTGAGCTCTGAGATTATGACCTTCTGTATTCTTGCGATCGTTCTGGAGAACCGGATGTCCTCCTGCGCAAGTGTTGCCTTTGCACCAATCTCCTCATCGTACCCGAGGTAAGCTTTCGGAATCTTGAGAGCTGCGAAGAGCTTCTTCTGAATGTACTGGACATCCTCGATCGCAGCGGCGTTGGAGCCGCCGGCGAGCGAGTCTATCTTCGTGCCTGTCTCGCCACCACGAACTGGAATGAAGTAGTCCTCGTCCACCGCCAGCGGATTGTATCGAAGGTCCATTTTGCCATTCGCCTTATCAACGACCTTGTTACGCTTCAGGCTCGTCTGAGCCTGCTCCATGTAATTTGCGATCTCTTCAGGCGGTATGTTACCAACGTCGATGTAGAAGACACGACGCTCGGGCGCACGAACGATTCGATACACCAGCATCGCGTCCTCCATCAGGATCAGCTGGCGCCAGATTCGACGTGCTGATTCGAGAACCGACGATCCGTATGGAAGGAACGCATCGTTACCGAGCAGTCGAAAGTGGGAGATCTGCCAGTTTTCCAGGACCTGATTGCCACGGGTGATCCAACGGAAGCGAACTGCCATCGGGTCCTTGGGATCGTAGCCCTCCTCACGCTCCATCTCAGAGATAGGAATCGGATAAGCGTTTATAATCCCATAATTTGGATGAACATCGTTGAACAGGAAAAAGTCGCCGTACTTGCAGAGATTCCTGGTCCACATCGGAAGATTAAATTCAATGTTGAGAGTATCCGTGAAGAGAGTCTCAAGAAGCTCCTTAATCCTTCTATTCTCAGAGTGAATATGAAGAACCTGCCCTCTCTCGTCCTGTGCCACCGTCTCCTCAGCGTAGATGTCGAGGGCAGAAGCGATCTCAGGTGTCGCTTCCATCTCTGAGAAGTCTGAGTATCTCGACATACGATCGAATGCGCCGTATGCTGATACGGTGCTGGAGTAGATGTCGGACTGATTCTTTCGGAACATCTCATAGGCTGATGAAGCTGTCGGCTCCGAGTAGTTCTTCACCTTCCGGCGAATAACCGGACCGGATCTGAACAGTTGGGTCAGTCTCTGAAATAGATTTCTGTTGCTTTTTTCTGCCATCTTGCTCTCAATTCTAAACGAATCTTGGGTTACTTAAATTATCCCCTAACCAACCAACCAAAATGTGCGTATGGGTTCATACCGTGAACAGCTTTGGTTGGTGCTGCGTCCATCATGATCGGAGACATTGGGTTCTTAGCATGTGGAACGAACGGTTGATCATCATGATCCCGCTTGTTTACCGAAAATGCTGACAGCATCGCTTTAGACAACTCCTGGCTATGCTTGGAGTAATCGACGTTCGTGTCGTAGAGCCATATTCCGATAGCTAAAGCCATCACGAGATCATCATTATAGCCTTTCATCGCCTTTGCGGTCTGACCGATCCAGGTGAATGTCTTTAGTTCCTCGGACATACGGGTCGACCTGATCCTGATCTGCTTGTTCCTGATAACGTCCTCGAGCTTTGTCAGAATCTTTGTTCTGTTGGAAGGACCAGTCGTGAATCCAATGTTTGCCACGTCCTCGGATCCAGCACTGGCACCAAGGTACATGTACTTCTTGTCCTTGTAGTACAAGTTCGGATATCCGAGCTCCTTCAACTTCATGCACACGGCGTAACCATAGCTGTTGTTCTCAGGACATACTAGCGCTTTACCGTAACGTAAGCCGACCTCGTTTAGAAGGACAGCGAATTGATCCGGTGGAACCTTACCCTTGAATTCACAGACCTGCTCTCCAGCAGTTGTGTCTATCACGTGAAAGCTAGAGTAGTCAGCCCCGTCCCCCCGGGCAACGTCAGCAGCGATGATGTACTTGTGATCAGGAAGGTAGTATCTCCAGACCCAGACACCCATCTCAGGGCCCCATCTCTCGATCGGCGTCTGGGTGTTTGACATGATGTATTCAAGGTCATTGGCATTCAGGAACGTGTCACCTGATGCTGCAAAGTCGCATAGAAGTTCCTGCGCGACCTGCTTACGCGTCATATTCTTTGATTCGTTGTCGAACCAAGCTTGATCACGTTCTGGATGAACGTCCCACGGAAGCTTGATCGCATTGAATTCGTTCAACCCAGACTCACCCTCAACGTAGAGCTTGTGGTATTGCCCGCCAACACCGTTCGGTGTCGAGAGCACGATCGCCCGACCACCCGTTGACAGCGTAGGGTACAGGCCGGTCCAAAGCTCATCAAAGTTTCCGATGAATGCTGCCTCGTCAACGATCAGAAGAGTTAGAGCTTCCGATCGACCCGCGTCCTCTGAAGTTGGAATCGCCTTGATGGAGGATCCGTTACTGAATTCTATCACCTGCTTCGTGTCTGACCGAATGGTCGGCATGACAAGCCACGTGGGAAGGTTCTGCAGCATCACCTTCACTTTCTTGATGAAGTTCTGAGCGACCGCAAGCTTCGTGGCGATGATCAGAATTGCTTTATCCTTGTAGAACAGAGCCAACCAGAGAGCATACGCAGCGGCCAGGGTCGAGATGCCGAGCTGACGTGATTTTAGGATGACGTTGAATCGATGCTGCTCGAACTGATCTAGACAATCATCCTGAAACTTGTAGGTGTCGAAGCTAACCAGACCACGAGTCGGGTGTTGTATCTTAACGTACTTGTTTATGAAGTGTGACGAATTCTTGCCGCATGATATGATCTCCGCGACCTGTTTATCCTTGGAAAGGACAGCCACCTCACACCACCTGGAGTACGACCTGTCTCCTGTAATAGGCAACACGACGAGGGGATAGGTTGGTTGCTGCGATCACCTCGAGAGAATCCTTATTGGAAACCTCCTTGAGCTTGATCGACTTTCCCGTCATGTCCTTGAACTGGGCTTTCAAATCAGCCACGCACTTCGTTAGCACGTCTATGGATTCATGATTGACCCGATCGACCTGCGCTCTTAACGCCTGCTCGGCAGCGAAATGCACAACAGTCATGTACTTGAGTGTGACGGTGTCCCCAGCTAGCGAGCAGTTGATCGAATTTGGCATGGATGAAACGCCCCAGCCCTTCATCGCAATCTGCCCCAGCGCGTTTAATTCTTTGGTTGACAAGTGCATGTCCGATATCTCTCCCGTTCTAAATATGCTATCTCTTGTGAGGCGACGAAAGTCTTCTCGATCTA